TTGTCCACACCATTGGCCCAAATCCAGCCTTCCACATCGGCTTGTGTAACGCTCTTATACGCTACAAAATCTGATGCAGATGCGTCATAGGTCAGGCCACAGGTGCCATATGAAGATGCTGTGTAGGTTACAGCGTCATCGCCAGTGCCCACAGTTTCCTCTGCGTTGCAGAGCCAGTGCGCTACGTTAATCCCACCGTCAGCGATAACGTGTTCGCATGTGGGAATAGTCCAATTGAATGTAGCCATTTTACTTCTCCAGTTGTGCCACGCGAGCGCGTAGTGATTGAATTTCTTTGACAAGCATTGGGACTAGCTTTGAGTAGTCCACCGCCATCATGTCGTCAGGGTTTTCAGGCGTTAAAACAGCCTCTGGCGCAACGGTTTGAAGCTCCTGCGCCACCATGCCGTAATCTTGGTGTGTGCCATCAATTTTCCAATCAAATTGACGCACTTGGATAGCGTCTATTTTGCTTCCAGCGTCAACAGAAGACTCTGCGATGTTGGTCTTCAATCTTTCATCAGACGAGGTCGAGTATATTGTTGAGGTATTGCTTACGTTGCCGATGTAGCCAATAGTGGTGCCGGAGCTATTTTGAAAAACTACTTGAATACCGTTAGAGGCGGCTTTGATATTAACCGTAGCGCCTGAGTTTCTTGTAGTAGTTCCAATGCGAGCAGTGCCAGAATACATTACGCCTGACAGGTGAAGGTCAGTAAATCGGTGAGTTGACAATCCTAATTGAAATGCGTTGTCATCGACTTGTCCTGAGTTATCAGTTGGAGCTATATACCCATTACCAAACCGCAAACCGCCGTGGCCTGACGCAGTTGAATGAATCAATAAATCAGCGTCAACGGTACCAACACTACCGACTGTTGAGGTGCCTTTATAAAACTGGAGTATATCGCCGTCAGAGTCAGTTCTATTCAAACGCATTACGACAGCACCAGAGTTAGCGTGTTCAGCTAAACCTCCAGCTTTAAGGGCGTGTCCTGTTACATTGTTTGCGGCAGGATTTACGTTAGTAGTCCCCACAAGCAAGTTGCCGCTAGTGTCGATACGCATACGCTCTACTGAACCAGAGTTGTTTGATGCTAAGAATCTAAAGTTTTCATACAATGAAGCATGGGGTCTATGTGTGGATATATAACCGCCTTGGTTATCTTGTGCAAAGTCTCCGTATTGCGTAGGGCTACTGGCCCTATTTGCCCTAATAACGCCTTCTACAGTAAACTTTTCGCTAGGCAAATTGGTTGCTATACCCACGTTGCCGCTTGAATCGATGCGCATGCGTTCTGCGCCGCCTGTACCAAACAGAAGATTACTGCTTTCCCTGTTCCAGATATACGCATCTGTGGACGCACCATTAAGAACGCCTACTGCAAAACCATCTCCTGAAGCCGTACCTGTATTGGAAGATTGGAACTGAATTACACTATTACCAGAACCATAAACATTTACTGCAGTATCATAAAAAGTATTTACAGTGGCGTTACCAATACCAACATTCCCTGATGAGTCGATACGCATGGCTTCACTTGCAGCACCAATATTAAACAGTAGCTCATTAGACGCATTTGACTTTAAGCTGGCTCTTTCACCGCCGCCTACAGTTTCTCTGAAGGTGTAGCCACCTGCTATACGTCCAATACCAATAGTGCCATTTACCTCAAGCGCAGTAGCTGGAGAACTCGTGCCAATTCCAACATTCCCGCTGGAGTCTACCAACATACGAACAGCGGCGGCATCTGCATCATAAAGAGCAAATTTACCAGCACCAAAACTATTGCCTGAGCCTGAAGAATAAAGGGTGAAGTTACGACCACCAGTAGAAGTGTTATCTAGCTCAATGGTTGTTCCGCCTGTTGCGCTAGAGACAATATCGACAACACTGCCAGTAACGTCGATGCCTGTGGAGGTTGTGGCAAACTTAACAGCATTGTTGTGGTACAGAGTAACTGCACCATCGCTTGCAAAGACTGCTTTATTTTCCGTACCAGCAGCGTTTCTTATGTTTACGCCACCATCACCTTGTAAATACAAAGCGCCTGTACCAGTGTCTTGAATATAAGACGCACTACCATCATGATAAATCTGTAAGTCAGAGCCAGCACCGAAGATAGCCTTGTCATTGTCGCCAAATGATATGTCGCCAGTGGTAGTGATACTGCCTGTTGTTAGTGCGGTTACCGTCAAAGCACTGACCGTGTTGCCTGTTAGCGCAGCGTTTAAGCTGGTGTCTGATACGTTGTTGAGATCGGCCCTTGCAAGCTCAAACCCGCCCGCTGTACTGCCGTCATTAACGTGGATAGAGTCGTTGGTGGTGTTAACTACTACCTCACCCTCGGCACCTGTAAAAGCGGCTACCTGTGAACTGGTGCCACGCCTGATCTGTAGTTGTGTCGCCATCTAAGTCTCCAATGTGGGCCAATCTTCATCTGCAAGATCAGGCCAGTTCTGGTGTAGTGTAATGTCGCGCAAAGCCTGCCGATAGGTTCTGTACTGTGTTTTTTGATCGTCTGTAAGTGGCGCATCAAGCACTTGAGTCCAATCGCTCTCCCTGAGCAATGCATCTCTCTCTAACCGCGCATTTGTTTCTTTCAATTCGTCCGTTTCGACGTGCTCTTTATCTACGACGCTTCCATCGACGACCATTTGCGTAGCGTCATCTGCTACACCTTCTAGGATAAACTCACCATCTTGAGCTTGGATTACAAAATCTGCTTCTGCACACACGCCAGAGCGTAAAATAGTCCCACCTTCTTCATACACAACGAAGTTTTTCACTTTTTAACCTCCAGCAAGGCCAAGCTCCTGCTCGAAACAGTCGAGGTGGTTGCTGCTGCTTGTGGGCTTGTTCCGTTGTTTTCAGCGGTAAGTGTATAAGTCACCGACCCAGCACTCGCGCTAAAATCTGTTAGCGAAAATGAGAAAAAGTGTGTTTCACCAACTCCGGTCAGGGTTTGGGTGAAGATCGTGGAACCGCTGCGCTTAACCCGCGCAGTGACACTATGCGATCTCCCGCTCGATGGCACGGCCTTGAAGCTCGCAAAAATCAGAACGGATGCGCCTGTAGCCGTATGGCTGACAGTTTGGATTGTCACCTCATTATCACTATTGACAACACTGATGTTGCCCGCTGTAAACGCTGACGCGGCGTTACTTACCGCATTGTTTTTTATCTGAGCGGTGTCTACGCCAGCGGCGTGGATAACTAGCTGCCCAGCGCCATCGGTGTCCAACGTGACGTTGTCTATATTGATGCGGTTAGCGTTGATTGTTCCCGTAGTGATAACGCCGCCAGAGATAGCAGTCACATTGGTGTTGACCTCATCGCCAGTGATGAACGCTGAGTTGTTCGTCAGGTCTGAAATGTTGTCACCCGCCACAACAATGTTGCCCGCAGTGATGATTGTGCTGGCAGATACCGCGCCTGTTGCGCCCGCAACGCTTTGAACTGGGGCCGCTGATGCTGCGCCCGCAGCGTTTACAAATGCGCTGTCGTTAGACAGTTCAGAAACGGCTGTAGGAATGTCCGACGTTATAGCTATCCCACCAGCGGTGATAATCGTCTGCGCGCTGACATTGCCAGTCGCGCCAGCAACCGTCTGTACCGGTGCAGCAGATGCTGCGCCTGATGAGTCAACGAAGCCTGAGTTGTTGTTTAAGTTAGAAATGTTGTCGTTAGCGACAATGATGGAACCAGCAGTGATGATTCCGTTAACGTCTAAACGGGCTGTGGGCACTGTGCCGCCAGTGATATTGGTGCCGTTCAGGTTACTGACTGTAACCAAGGAAGCATTGATGCTGCCAGCCGTTATCGTGCCGAGATTTGCGGAGATAGCCGACAAACTGGAAACGTCAATTTTGCCTGCCGTTACCGCGTCCGACGCAATGTTGGCACTCTCAACGAACTCAAATGTGCCGATGGCACTAACCACCGCAGACGTTGTAATCGAACTGGCTTGTATTGCGCCGATCACCGCAGAGTCAGCAAATAATTCTGACACATTGACTTTTGCGGCTGTCACCGCGTTAGCATCTAGCGCAGCAGTTTGTACTTGTCCAGTCGTAAGGCTAGAGGCTTGCACCTGCCCGAAAACTTGTGTCTGCAAGTTCACTTGGTCATCTAGGTCTGCTGCCGAGATAGCAGAAGTCCATGTGGTTCCAGTGTACCGATGCAGCTTGTTGTCTGTGGTCAGCATAACAACGCGACCAACGCCTAAATCCGTTGTGGGCAGCGCACTTACCCTCTCAATCGGCCTAATCGTGTCGCTAAACAAATCTTGGGCGAGCGTTCCTGACAAGTCGGATGTATTTATCAAAGTGGTGAAAGCAGGCACTGATGAATCGTATCGGTACAGCTTCTTGTCGCTGGTCAGGAAAACAATAGACGGCCCAGTGTAACCAGTGGGAGAGGGTAAACTAGCCACAGCAGAGATTGGCTGAACACCACTAGCAAACGAAGCAGCGGTGATAGAGCCGGGGTCTACCGAAGACGCTGTGAAGATGTCCTCAGACCACGCAGAGCCCGTCCATACGAATAAGGTGTCTGTAGTCGTCAGCAGCTTAATCTGCCCGACGTGCGCCCCTGTTACGCCTGACAGCGTGCTTACAGGCTCAATACCAAACGCATCGCCAGCAGCAAACTCATCTAGCACATCTTGCGCGAAATCATCCAGCACAATCTTTTGTGTGGTAGCTGAGAACGACGCGCTAAATCCAGACAAGTTGCCAGAGCGGTCAGCACTTCTTAACCAATAGTATCGGGTGACACTGTTACCTAAACCCGTAACTGTATGTTGGTCAGACTTTGTTTTAACAATGAGCGTAGATGTCGCTCTGTTGTCTACCGTGTTTTCGAAAATTTCAACGAAGGCCAAGTCACTGTCGCTGGGCAGTGAAAAGTTGAGCTTGATTTGCTGAATGCCACCTGTCGCCGTAATGCTGGATGGGATAGCTGGGGCAGTCTGATCGCCCTGCAATGTGAGAGTGTTCGTTATAAAGCCAGACACCCTGCCTGTGACTGTGACCGCCCTCACCCTGAAGGTGTGTTCCTCTAGCT